AAGTGTTAGTGCCTAGTAAATCTAAAAAACAACATAGGTTTATGAAAGCAGTAGCAAACAACCCTGATTTTGCAGAAGAAGTGGGTGTCCCACAAAGTGTAGGACGTGAATACGAAAAAGCTGATAAAGGTAAAACCTTTTCAAGGGGTAAGACAGTGACTAGTAAACGGATGGAAGCAATTGAAGAAGAAGTAGAAGAAACGGAACGTGTTAAAAAGCGCCGTGCAAGAGACGCAAAAGAAAGAAGAGACAAAAAGCAAGAAATGAAACGCATCAGAGATGAAGAAGGACAAACCTTGCGTGACATGGGAATGAATAAAGGTGGCATAGTGCGCGGAGCTGGAATTGCTTCACGCGGTGTACGCCCTGCTAAAATGGTTAAGATGGGTTAGTCGTTATGATGAAGTGTAGAGGTATGGGTAGAATAAAACCTGTAGCGTTAAAGAAAGGTGGTTCTACTAAAGATGCCTGTTATCACAAAGTAAAGTCTCGGTACAAAGTATTTCCATCTGCTTACGCTTCTGGAGCTATTGCCAAGTGTCGTAAGGTAGGGGCTAAGAACTGGGGAAACAAGTCTTAGTGGCTGTTCGTAAAACAAAAAAGGGAGCTGCGTTAAAACGTTGGTTCAAGGAAGACTGGAAGGATGTGCGAACGGGCAAGGCTTGTGGACGACAGAAAGGAGAGAAAAGAGGTACTCCTTACTGTAGACCGACAAAAAGGGTGTCAAGTAAAACACCTAAGACTTCTTCTGAAATGACTACTTCAGAGAAAAGAAAAAGAGTTGCACAGAAAAAAAGGTTAGGACAACCAGCAGGTAAGCCAAGAAGAGTTCAAGCGGTTAGACGGAAGAAATCTGCTAAGAAAAAGAAATGATTACTTGGGACGAACGAACAGGAATAATCAAGGAAATAAAAGATTGGTCTGAACAGGTACTAGAACCAAGTAATCCAGAGTTTAACGATTTACCAGCTTGCCCTTATGCAAAAGCAGCGTGGCAAGAGCATAAAGTAAAAATAGTTTTTAAGTTTGAGAAAGAAGATTACAAGCAGTTATACATGGCACTTCATAATTGGAGTGATTTAAAAGATTTAACAATTATAGTTGATACAGAATTTATAAGGGACAATGACGAGTTTCATCAGTTTGTAGATAACGTTAACAAAGCCATTGCAGACAATGTTTTTAGAGATAGAGATATGTGGGTAATGGGTTTTCATCCTGATGATGGAGAGCAAGAATTATTAGATAGTGAAGCGTTTGAACCAGAAACAGATACTGAATACGCTTTGTTATTTGTGCAGCGATTATCTAAGTTAGAGAAAGCTGCCGAGAAATTAAGACCTCTTGGGTACTACGATAGAAGTTTCCAAGAATATAATACAGAAGCAATGTATAAGTTACGTACTAAGTTTTATAGGAGGCTACAAAATGCCCGGAGCAAAGAAAGCAGGACCAGTTAGACGTATGCGTGGCGGAGGCATGACCACTAAGAAAATGCGCGGTGGTGGTATGGCAGGTAAGAAAGTCATGGGTATGAAAGGTGGCGGCAAAGCGGGCGCTAAAAAGAAAGGCCCAGTTAAAAGAAAGACCAAGAAAACTAAAAAGAAGAAGTAAATTATGGCTACTTCCGGTACTACTGCGTTTAACATGGATTTCACTGAAATCGCTGAAGAAGCGTGGGAACGAGCTGGGCGCGAAATGCGTTCTGGCTACGACCTACGCACCGCAAGGCGGTCTATGAATTTGCTTACTATTGAGTGGCAAAATCGTGGGATCAATATGTGGACCATAGATTCTGGAACTATAAATTTAGTAAGCGGTACAGCTACTTACGATTTACCTGCTGATACAATAGATTTGTTAGAGCAAGTTATTAGAACTAACAGTGGTAATGTTAGTACACAATCTGATCTTACTTTATCGCGTATTAGTGTGGCTACGTATGCAACTATTCCTAACAAACTAAGTCAGGGTCGTCCCATACAAATCTATATAGATAGAGCGCGGGATAATCCTACAGCTACGGTGTGGCCTGTTCCCGACCAAGGCACTGCTGATTCTCCTACGTACGTATTAAAGTATTACAGGATGCGGCGTATACAAGACGCAGGGGCAGGTATACAAACTGCGGATGTTAATTTTAGGTTTCTACCTTGTTTAGTAGCGGGGTTAGCTTATTACGTAGCAATGAAAGACCCAGAATTGGTTACACGTCTTCCTATACTAAAAGCAGCTTATGAAGAATCATTTGAGTTAGCCGCAGGAGAAGACAGAGAAAAAGCTACCATTAGTTTAATACCACGTTTATTTGGGACAAATTAAACAATGGGACAAAGATTTGCAGCGGGTCACAACGCATTAGCTATTTGTGATGTGTGTGGTTTTCAGTACAGACTAGGGGAGTTGAGAAGTTTAGTTGTTAGAGGCGTAACGACACAAGTAAAAGCCTGTCCTGAGTGTTGGAATCCTGACCAACCGCAAAACAAATTAGGGGAGTTTCCGGTAGATGATCCGCAAGCTCTAAGAAACCCTAGACCTGACTTTGCAGAGTTAGCTGCGAGCAGAGCACATATAGAACCAATTGACCCCTCTATAGTCGTCGGGTTTGGTAAAGTTGGAGTTGTAAATATATCAGGAATAGTGACTAATACTTTTACAGTAACAGTTGCAACAGGCACAAACTCGTATGGAACGGGTAATAAATTTTATTTAGGAGGCGTGGTGAGTCCTACAATAGATTTAACAGAAGGACTAACTTACAAGTTTGACCAATCAGATGGTACAAACGGAACGCATCCATTACGGCTTTCAACTACGCCCAATGGAACATGGGGTGGAGGGTCAGAATATACAACAGGAGTAACTAAAGTAGGAGTCCCCGGAAATGCAGGGGCTTACACACAAATAACAGTGCCCGATCCAGCACCTACTTTATATTATTATTGTTCTGCTCATAGTGGAATGGGTGGTCAAGCTAACACACCGTAAGAGGTATTTAGAATGAAAAAAGAAAGTAAAAAAGCACCTAAGATTATAGAGCTTCCAAACGAGCCTACAGTCTATAACCCCGGCACACAGGTTAATCAACCTATTAACATGAAGACAAGCGGTATAGAAACTCGTGGTAATGGTGCGGCTACTAAGGGTACTAAAGCAAGAGGTCCGATGGCGTAGTGAACTATACAGAACTTAAAGCCAATGTTAATGACATTTGTGAGCAAACGTTCACGGATGACCAGCTTGCTATGTTTACTAAACAAGCAGAGCAAAAAATATATACTACTGTTTCTTTACCTGCGTTGCGGAAGAATCAAACAGGGTCATTAACTAGTGGTAATAAGTATTTAACAATGCCCTCTGGTTTTTTGTACGCTTATTCTCTCGCTATAATAGATAATAGTGGAGAGTATACTTATTTACTGGATAAGGATGTAAATTTTATACGTGAGGCATATCCTAATCCCGCTGCTGGTGGTCCAACAGTTGGAACACCTATTTACTATGCTATTTTTGACGAAACTAGCTTTATAGTGGGACCAACTCCGAATACTGATTTTGATGCAGAAATACACTTTGCTTATTATCCAGAGTCTATAGTAACTGCTGGTACTTCATGGTTAGGCACAGAGTTTGATTCAGCATTGTTAAACGGTACTTTAGTAGAAGCAATTAGATTCCAAAAAGGAGAACCAGATATGGTGGCTCTTTACGACAATATGTATGCACAGTCGTTAGCGTTACTTAAAAATCTGGGTGATGGTAAGTTACGTGAGGACACGTACCGAGGTGGGCAAGTTAAAGTGGAGACAGCTTGATGATAAGTTCTGAAAGCGTTGTAGAACTAGGTAACGTAAAGGTTACTACTATATCTAAGCGAGGGTTTACTCCCGAAGAGTTAGCTGAACAGGCGTTAGATAAAATAATTTATGTGGGTGGCAATAGTCATCCTTTGATTGTAGAACAGGCAGAAGCGTTTAAAAATCAAATCCGTGGGGTACTGGTTGAGTATATGAAACAAGCTATTCGTTCAGACCGCACAACTTTGGCAAACCAATTCCGCGATGCTGGGCATTCGGAACTTGTAAAACTATTGGAGATATAACATGGCAATAACAGTATCAACAGCAATGCCCACAAGTTTTAAAGTAGAAATACTTAAGGGGCTACATGACTTACAAAACGGTGCGGATACGTTGAAGATTGCACTGCTTAAATCAGTATCATCA